GGTACAGAATTATCCCCTGTATTTATGACTGACCCTTGGGAAATAGGTGTAGAGTATTCATTGGTAGCAAAGTCATAAACCGCAGATTCAATTTCTTTCAAATCTAATTTACAAGCAAGAATCTGGTTGTCGTCTGATTGTAAAATAGTAAAACTTACGGTTAGTACCTCAAACAGTTTGTTTGAAAAAGACATTCTTTCATTAGTTACCCTGACATAATCTTTTGCTTGTAACTGCATAAACTTTAAAGGTACGGTCAAAGATATAGAAGTTGTTTGACGGTTATGCAGTAAAGCAATCTTTTGCAATCGTTCTGCCATAGTATGTGTTGTGGTGAACGGTAATTTGAGTTCCATGGTTTTTACAAAGTTAGCGGAGGTTTCTCCACTTGGAGTATCCTGCGTCAAGAATGTGCTACTTTGTAGAACTGGTGCATCAGCAACAATAAAAGAATTAGAAGCATCTACGAAAGCAGATTTTACCGTATTGAATATTTCTCCTGTTGCTGTTTTCGTAGTTATAGATGGGTCTGCTAAGACATCATCATCTGTAATGGTGAGGGAAGGACTTTGGTTTGCCCCTGCAAACACGTTGAATTTACCATTTGCATAAGTCAAGCTACCTGCCATAGAACTTAGCAATGCTCCTAGTATATCTTCTCCATTGCCACTCATATCAGCAAAACCATTTGCTGTGTATCTAGTTTCAGTTGTACTGTTATCAGCAAGGGTCACAGTTTGATCACAAGTGTTTGCGGCTGAAGCAAAACCTCCTGCTGAGGTTGTATCATTTATTTCGTCTGAAGTAGCTTTCAATCCATAAGTAGTGTCTGAAATAAAATCTCGTATTATTAATGCAGGGTTTGACCTTTGTGCATCAGAATTTGCAATGGCTCCAGTTCTAGGATCAAACACATTCTTACCTTTGACAACGAAAGATACATTAGGTACTGAAGCTAAAAATTCTGGGTCATATACACACTGCATATACACGTAAGCAACATCTTTAAACACGTGTGTATTAGGTACAGAGGTTGTGCCAAGTTGTGCTTGTGCAAAGGCATTTACTGAAGTTTGTGAACCATCATTAAAAGTAAACCTAATTAATCTGCCACTGCCAAAGTTCTGTTCATTTTCTGTGTTAGTGAAATTATTATGTGTAACCGTATTAACGGTTGTACTGTTTATGGTAGAAGCTGAGGTATCAGAACCAAGCGTTAAGGTTGTGTCATTCACGATAACTTTTTCCAAACTATTAATAGTGTGTCCTGCTACAGCAATAAATAAGTGTAAAACATCATTAGTTGTACCAGTGGTTTCTATATGAGTTATGGTTCCACCAACTCTACATTCACCATATATAATTTTACGTGGAGCATTTGCTGACCTTGATGAAACTTTAGTGCCAAAGTTTTGATTGGTAGCAGATGGTATTGAGGGAGCCATCATAATTTGTAAACCTGTAGTAACAAATGCCATCGTTGAGCTGAATGCAACGAAGGCGGTTGCACCTGTTAAACCAAATGCTTGAAAATTCGCAATAAAAGGCGCACCTGCTCCCATAGAAAGCACAACTATGCCACCAAGAATTGCACCTACTACTGCGGCCTTGATTGCATCAGACATTCAACCTCCAAACTTTTTTTGCTCTTGAATTCTCTCGGTAAGTAATGCCTTCTTCTGAAACACAAGCAATAAGATTGCCTGTACATATACCTATCAGTTCTTCATTGTCATTCAGGTGGTCTTCCAATAAAACAATATCTCCTGCTGTTATAAAATTCTTTTCTATGGTTTTGATATCAGATTGTTTTGCATATTTGGAGGTAACCTTGTTTAAAGTTCTGCCATTTTTAGCAATAAATTTGTAAGCTTCTTTTTTGTTTTGCCATTGAATCTTCATCATGGTTTTACCTGTCATGGCTTTGATTCCTTCTACAGCAAAAATACAACAATCCCATTTACCCCATGCAAAAGGTCGTTCTGTATTATTATTTATAAAATTGAATAAATGGGTTTCCCACTGTGGTAGTTTTTTCATTTAAAACCCTGATTCATTGACCCCTAAAGAATCATCATCATGTGCTAAGACACCTTCTTCTTTCACTGATTTTCTGCCCCAAACTATTTCTTTGTCCATCATTTGCATAACTCTGTTGAAAGAAGTATCAGTAGAGCTGATAAATTTTTGAGATTCACTTGTATAACGTAATTTACTGGGTCTGCGCATATCAATAAGTCTATTTTCAGCATTGATTACGATAGTAGATGCGGTGCTTGAATCATTAATGTTCATTGAAATCATTCGGCCTGTAAACATATTCATAACCCCTTTCACTTCATTTGAACCACCATCTAAAAAACCTACTAAAATAATAATTTTACGGTTCTGGTAATTCTCGGTAAGGGCTAGGTTTAACACTGTAGCATCCATGCCTGATATAGTTATTGATACTCCATTACTGGAAAGTTCTGCTGATTCTTTAATATCTCCAACTTGTATTAAAGACCCTGCGCCAATATAAGTTTCTCCTTCAATAGTAGCATCTTCATTGCCTGACCAAACACGCACATTTCCTGAATCAAAAAAACCTTTGACGGCAAGAAATGGATAAGTTAAATCTTCTGCTAAAGCAGTAACTATAGAAGTGTCAATGCCTTGCCTAGTAGCCATTAGAGAGACTCCATACAAGAAAAGGATATCCTATAAATACTATTACGGTCTGCTGACCATGATATTTCATTACTTTGTAACCTAAACAGACCTTTTGGACTAGCAAACTTTACCAAAGTATTATCTGCTAAATCTGATCGTAGTTTAGGTTCTATACCCACAGCAAATTCATTTGGTGATCCAGACGTTTCCGTTGCTGTTTCAGTAACTAATACCAATTGCACAGGTTGGTTTGTTGTAGCTGTACCTGACAGTATGCCAAGATAATCACCCACGACTATAGAACCTGCGGCGGAATTACTGGTGGCTTGTAAAGAAAGCCCCTGTGCCCCTTTTATGTTCTGTTGAACTTTACACCCACTGGTACTACTTTCTGCGGTTAGAAGGCTATCTACGACCACTACAGTGGCACTTGTTTTAGTGGTTATCTTATGAGTACCATTGTTGGGTTCGTTTCCTGCACCTGTCACTACAAAATAATCTCCAACTCTGGCATTGGTAAAAACTGAATCACTGGAAGTTATGGTACTGCCACTAAAAGTCAAAGTTGTACTGGTATCGGAAATACGTGCATTAGCTTTCAAATCATCAGCATCATAAGTTCCTGTGTTAGTTAAAGCATCTGGGTCTGTGAATTGAAATACATTGGTTGTTCCTTTCAACCTTGACAAAAAAGATTGCCAATTAACTGCTGTGGTTTTATTCATCGGTGGTAATGTCACCTGACACTGCCAAAAAACATTATCAAACTCTTGTGTTTTCTGTTGTCCAGTGAAAGGACTAATTGAGTTTCCGATAGTACGAACAAGAGAAAACTCACTAGAAAGAAAGTTTGGTGTGGTTGGCATTGTTATTTCTTTAGCCATTTCTACCTCTTATACCTTTTGAAAATGAACCACCTCGCATGGATGCATCTAAAACTGCGGCTTTTGAAACATCTGCTATCTGTGGCAACATTTTAGTTACTTCTGCTCTTACAGTTGGGACAACACCTGTAGCAAAACTTATGTTTTGATTCACTACTATCCCCCCACCTCCCATGTTAGAACGGGTATCAGCAGAATTCATTATTGTGCCGGGCGCATGAGGTACAAACAGTTCAGGTCCACGTTCTCCAACTAACATAGCATTACCAAAAGAAGCATTACCACCACTAGCCGCTGTTCTCACTGATGCACCTCCCTCAACGGGTGAAAGATTTGGGGTGGGTGATGGAGCACCGCTAAATGAAAACCCACTAAAAATACTACTTATCAAGGGTTGCACAATTGCTAAGTTTAAAAAGGTTGCAATAATTTCTGAAACTATGGCTTTGGTAAAATTCTTAAAAGACTCTAAAGCACTTTCACCTTCTAATAAATCATCTGCAAAATCTCTTGATAGACTTTGTCCTGCTTCTTTAACTACCGTGTCTAATTCTCCAAAAGCTTTACTTAGTTCATTTATTTCATTTTTGGTGTCACCTTTAGGTGGTTCAATTGTTCCCTCTCCACCTGTTTCTGTAGGAGTTTTTCCGGCTTTAAGTTCCTCTCTTCTTTTCTCTAAAAGAATAAGATTATCTAAAATTTTTAAATTTTCGCCACGCAGTCTTGCTATTTCTTCTAATTCAGTCAATATTGCTTCTTGGTTATTTCTTGTATCTAAACCAAAAAACTCTTGTGTACTTTTCATCATTTGAGAAAAACTAACACCAAATTCTTTTATACCTATATTTGCTTGGTTTATCCTATAAAAAAGTTCAAGAAAAAACTTATTGGCTCCGCCTATAAAACCAGAGAGCAAATCAAATGCTCCCCCTAGCGTAGTTCCTATCGCAGTTGCTAAACCACCAGAAGCAACTACCACTTCCTCAAGCGTTTTTGCCAATCTAGTAAGAGCTTTATTCAAACCTGCTTCGCCTATCTCATTCATAAAAATAGATGAGTTGTCTGCTAAGTTAGATAAAGCCCCTGATAAAGTATTCAATCTTTCTTCTAAAGCAGTTGGAAATCTTGTCCTTCCTAAGTCTAAAAGGAATTCACCGATAGCTTCCCCAGTTCTGGCAATGGTTTTTGTTTGACCTTCAAAAGTAACCTCTATTTCATCTCCCATCAATTTTGCTTTGATACCAAACTGTTTCAACATCTCCATCTCACCTGTGGTGGCATTGAAAGTGGCTTGGGCTAGTTGGGTAATGTCTTTACCCATACCTGCGGCTAAGTTACCAAAGGCAGTTAAATTTTCGTTGCTAGGGGTTATACCTGCTTGATAAAACCTAATAAAAGATTCTGTTACGTTAGCTAATTGAAAAGGGGTTGTTTTCGTAAAATCTTCAACCGTTTTAAATGCTAGTGCCGCATTCTCTTGACTTCCTGTAACCGCACGAAGCGTTGCTTCTAAATCTTCAAACTGTCTAGATGTGTTAGTAATACCACGAAGAGCGGCACCTGCTCCAATGGCGGCAAACAACCTAGTAAAGCCACCCAGTGGTATTAATGCTCTTTTTGCACTTTTACCTGTTTGGTCAATACGTCTATTGGTTTCTTCCAAACCTCTACGTAAACCTTTTGTCTCGGCACGTATTTCTAAAACTAATTGATCTACTGTTTTAGCCATCAGTCTGGGTATAGCTCCATAAGTTCTGCTAATTCGTCTCTTGACATAGGTTCTTCTTTGTTAGAAGAATTGAATTCCATAAATCCTTCCACAGCACAAGTACATTCATGCCATGACATTTGCCAAAATTCACTGGGTTGAACACTGCCCATGCCTACCAACACTTGAAACATTCTCCGTATTGGTAATTCATCAGACTTTATTCCTCGTTTTTTTTTGTGCCTTCCTCGTCTGAGTCTGTTGTTAATGAAGCTGTAAGCATAGTAGCAACTGCTCTTGTGCTTTCAATGATTCCTGCTTTTTCTATTATTTTTTTGGTGTCTTTTTCTTGCACATCATTACCACCACCTCGTAACCCTTTATTCAAAACTAGAATAATATCGGTTATAGAAATATCTGATTCTGCCATCCTTTGACAGAGTTTTATGATACCTGTACCAGTAGCTTGTTCTATCTCAACAATAGAATCTAAGGTTAATCTAGTTTGATAATCTTTACCTGCAAGGTTAACGTTATGTATTCCCTTTTGTAGATTGCTCATTAGCTTTTGCTCCCGTTCCATCTGGAACATCTAAGGTTAAATAAATAAGGTCATCTCTATCATCAACTCTAGTCTCGGTAACCATATAGGTCTTACCTTCAACTGCAATTTCTGTTACAGATTCACCTAACTCATTAGGCAAGGACAAGATACCTTTATGCAAAGTACCTTGTATATTCTTTTTGCCTTTTTTTATTTCAACTGTTTTCATACTTACGCTGATGAAAATGATATTGTGCCACTTGATTCAAGTGTTACAGAATATGTAGCTTCACCGTTGAATTCTCCTGCAAATTCCAAAGAGGTAACTTGAAAACTTCCTGAGTAAGTTCCTAAATCGGGAATGACAAAATCATAAGTGTTAAAAACTGATTCCCCAACTGAAGTTCTTAATTGTTGTTCAGATGTGCTATCTGTAAATACACCAGAACCACTAATGGTCAATGATTGTATTCCACCTTGCGGTAAAAGAGTTCTTTTGTTAGATGAATCTTTGTTGGTAATATCAACCATTTCATCGTTCAAAACAATTGAAGAAGAACGCAAACCACCCACGGTAACTTTACTCCCACTTACTGTAGCTTTGATGAGAACTGCTGATCCTTTCTGTGCTGCCATAATTTTTCTCCTATTATGAAGTTCCTAAAATTATTGCACGAAATCTCATGACACCGTGTCTGGTTATCCCATCTGGGTCCCTCAATATGTCACTAAACTCAAATCTTAAATTTACTAGATTAAATCCAGTAACACTTAGGTTACTATCATGCAATAAATCGTGAATTCTGTCCATAATATTTTTTGTTTCTTTACTGCCTGTATATTGCGACCAAACATGAATGTTGATTGTGAATTGTCCACCATCTTCTGTTTTCGTACCAAAGTCTGTTGCGGTATCTTCACCTATAGCTACAAACGGATAAGTTGTACCTTCCGTTACCTCATCAAATACTCCTGCACCCAAGGTGCTAGTCAAAGTGTTATCATTATTCAGTGCCGAATAAATAGTGCTTTGTAATGCAAACTGTCCTACGCTCATTTATCTATTAAACCTTCTTTAACAAAAATTGATCTTATCTTTTCAGCATTACGGTCTAAAGATGGTTGCATGAATGGTCTGGCCGCCATTTTTGTTGTACCAAATTCTAAGTGTTGGGAATATTCAGCAGAGCTTATTATCATTCCGATAACAGAACTACCTTCAACTTTCACCTGTGATGATATGTTTGCAACTAAAATACCTTGATCTGTTTTAGGAAATTGGCCGGGAGCAGAAGCAAAACTACCATCACCTCTAGGATTACCCGTTGCTGTACCTCGGTTAATTTGCTCTTTGGCATAACTTTCAACAACCAATGCTGATCTAGTGGTTGCCCTGATTACATCTTTACTAAAATCTTTAACTCTAGCTTTATTTTTTACTTGAACTTTTTTTACCCCTTTAAAATTAACTTTCATGTTGCTTCCCCTTCATTACACATCAATAGTAAAAATCTATCACGTTCATCAACATTTCTTATATGTTTGATATTAAAATTCCTTGCTTGATACTGGATACGCATATCCGTACCTATGTCACTGCGAAAACGCACCGTCACGTGGTGTGTTACTGTTTCTTGAACTTGACCCTGTCGGTACTTTTCAGACCCACTGACGGGCTTAATTTTTGCGTATAATTTTGCAAGTGTGGTATAAGTTTTTGCAGTACCACCCCCCGTATCACGGGCATAACTTGGTTTTTGTAAAGAAACCTGATGTCGCAATCCACCAACTGCCATTAGCCAATAGAAAGTAGAGAACTAGAACTCAAGCCCTTCATAACCACATAAGGTTGATAAAGTTTTTGCAAAGAGGGTGGGTAGCCAACAGAATTGTACATATCCCCCCTATGTTCATAAAGGTGTGCAATGTGTTGCATCATGCCCAACCTTATTGGCTCTGGAACTTGAAAAGGAGATGTATAACCAGAGACATAAACAATCTTAATTGCATTAGCTACCCGTAAACTGGTTGGAAAAGTTTCACCATTTCGTAAGACGATTCTTGCAGGTTCTCTAGCATTGTCTAAATAATACTTACTACTAGCAAAAGTAGTTTCGGTATCTGCATCATTGAAGGTACTGACACTGGTGATAGATGCCACAGGTGGTCTAGCTATTGTTATATAGTTTTTGTAATAAGTAAGAAACGGTCCTTTTCTAAAACCTTCAAACAAAGGGTCTTCAATTTCATCATAACCATCTATAAATTGATGAATGGTTTGTTGCATCAATGATCTACCCAAGTGTTCTTCTGCAAACCTTCTAGCAGTCTCTATCATGCTTTGCAAGATTCTTTCATCAGTATTGTCTTCAACTCTCAAATAATCTTTCACCTCCTGTAGAGAAAGTGGTTCTTGTGTTGGTTCAGTTGCTATTGTTAAACCTGCCATCTAAAACACCTGTGTAATTATTTGTGAACCGATGATTAAAACATAGACACCTACAATCATGCCTTCAACTCTAGCAAATCTTTGACTACCAGATTCTAACCTCTTTTCTATGTTCTCATAACGTATTGCACAAATCTTCTCGTGTGAATCTAGGGCAACTGCTACGTCTGAGCTAGTTTGCTTTCTTTTTAGGTTTGGCATCCTCTACTTCCTCAGTTTTTTCTTCTTCTGAAGATAAGAGAGGTTTGATTGCCTCTACATAGTGCTTTTGCAGTATATCGTTCTGTTCTAGTTTGAATTCAGCATTAGTTTTTACACTTTGCGAATCCTTTCCTATAATTTCTAATTTAGCGTAGATTACTTGGGCTTCTTCAGACATTTCTGCTACCTTATAAGTAACCTCTTTGCCTTCTTCATCCAACAATCTCAACGTTCTTTCATCTATATTAGCTTCTGCCATATTTATCTCCTTTATCTAAAGTTAGTATCTGAATCATATCAGTTTGTTTATGACTTTTTCAAGTTATCAATTTCAAGTTGCATAGCTTCAATCTGTTCTTGTTGTTCTTGGATTGCTTTTGTTAAGACTGCTGTTAAGTGTCCATAAGACATACCTTTTTGTTCTTCTCCGTCTGGGGTTTCACCTGTGTTTACTATTTCAGGTACTAAAGACTCAACTTCTTGTGCAATAAATCCAATTTGTTCATCATCATTTAGTTTCATTTTATACTTTCTAGGTTTCAAAGCCTTCACTGTATCTAAACCATAACTAATATCTTCTATGTCTTTTTTTATTCTTT